TAATTATTTCTTATATGGTGAAAGTATAGGTAATGTAACAAATGTAATTAGTGATTCAATAGACTATAATATATATAGATTGAAAACAATAGTTAATATAATATTTGGAACATTATGTAGTTTACGTGGAACAAAAGAAATTAAAGAGTATTTAGATTTATTATGGCAATCTGTCTATGATATAATTCATCATAGACATATATATAATGTGAGACATAATAAATATGCTAGGTTTGATATACGTTTAGATGTTAATAATGATTTGTGTGATATTGATAGCCAGTTAAATAAAGAAGATATAAGACTATTTTTTATTACCGCAATATTTGATATTCAAATATTACACAAAGAATCAAATACACCCACTAGTTATAAACCAATAAAAGATCCTTTTGTTAATGTACCAGAACCACCTAAAATACCCGATAAACCAGTTTTAGATAGTAATTTATCATCATCAGAGAAAGATAAAAAACTAAAAGAATATAAAAAACAATTGAAATCCTTTGATAAAGCATTAAAAGAATATAATGCTAAATATATGGGTAAAAGATTATCACCATTTTTTTCAGTTACATTATCAAGAGCAAAAAGTGATGTTGGAAAATCTGCATTAACAATGTTATATACCCCAACAAAAAANTTAANTAAATCATTAACAGAAAGTAAAAAAGAAAAAATATTAGAAAAGTTTGAGAAAGGTTCATATGGAAAAAGTAATAGAGTTAGAGCAAAAGAACAACAAGATTTTATGAATTATTGGTTACAAAGTGGTGGAACAGGTAAATTAGATGATTTAAAACTTAACTTAGCGTTAGAAGCAAATAAGTTTAACAAATATACAAAATTAAGTCCTTCAGGTAAATCACCAAGACAAAAGTATATTGGTTGCAATTTAAATGAATTAGATCCAATAACACAAAAGAAATTAAGTGATTTACCACTNAAAAAAATTAAATATTTATCAAAAATAACATCAACTTTAGATGATGGTAAAAAAATAACACATTGTTATGATACTATTCCTTTGTATAATTATATATTAGATTGCTATAATAAAGGATCAGTGCCTTTTAATTTAGCGTTAGGTTCTGTTTCATTAACCGAAGACCAATTAAAAGAGGTTTATAAAAAGATAAAATATTTTACAACAGAAAAAACATTAGATGATTCATTAAAAAGTGAAAAAATAATGTTAACATATGAATATAAAGCAAGAGATTACTATAATTTTGAGTTTTATGATTTACTTGGTAAAATAGAAGTAGGTGGAATAAAATTTGATATATTGTGGATTGATAGATCTTTTCATTTTGGTGGAGTACATAAAAAAAGATTATTTACAGCACCAATTATTGATGAAGATTATTTAACAGAAGATACTATTAAATTAATTGATGAAGGTATGAAGAATAACAAGTTAATTCAAGTTAAAAAATATCCATATCATAAAGGATATAGCACAAAAGTGTATGACATTACTAAAATATTAGTTACTTTACCTCGATTTCCAATTGATCCTCCACCAAGTACATTAGCCGAACTAACTAAAATAACACGTGATTTTAATGATAAATTAAAACAATATGTAAATTAAAAAATGATATCTATATATATATTTATATAAATGTCTATTTTTGAACAAAGTTATGATTATTCAGCTAATTGTATATATGAAAAACCTTGTGAAAATGAAGTAAGATTATATAATTTGTTTAAAAAAAACTGTGATGTCTTAGATCGTGAATCTATTTTAAAAAATAATGAATTATTTGCAAAAGAAATGCTAATGATACGTAGTTTTTTAGATGAAAACAATATTTCATTTCCATTAGAGAAAAATAAGATTGGAAATGTTAAGAATAAATTAGCTAATTTTGTTATTAAGAATAATATGGATATTATATTAATATTGTTAGATAGCGAAAATATTAGATTGTTGTTTGTTCCTCAAGAAGATAATGATGATCTAATTAATAAAATTGAAAGTATTATATTTAAATCAAATAAGACTGTAATTTTAACAACTGTTAAAATTTAAGAATATTGTATTTGCGAATAATCTTTATTTTTATTAATTTTAATTGATATATCTGTAATGTCTTTAATTTCATCAATATGTGATACAAGAATAACACTGTTAAATTGTGTTAAAAGATAATTTAACACCGTAGGAATTAAAGTGCGATTATTTGCATCAGCACTTGTCCAACCTTCATCTATGAAAAGTTGCAAACAAAAACATTTATTATTGTAAATCTGTAGAAAAGCCATACGTAAAGCAATATTAATAACAAATCTTTGAAATCCTGAAGCTTTATTAATTGATATTGTATTATTAAGAGAAAATTGAATACCTTCGTTTTCTACAAAGGCATTAATAATGAAAGGGTTAATTGTAGATTGTTTGATAATATTATTAACACTTGAAATGATATTAGGTAATATGTGAGTATCGTAAATCCATTTTTGAAAATTATCGTAATTTTCAAGTATTCTTTTAAATGTAATAATTGAATGATTAATATTAATTTGTAAAGTATTTAAAATGTTATGTTCAATTTTATTTTTTGAAAAACTATCAAAATGTGTAATCATATTAGTTTTATAAATAATTAATTCATTTATTTCATTTTCAATATCTTTAATTTTATTAAGTATAGTTTTACGTTTAAAATGTTTTTTAGCATAGTTAATTAATTCTTCATTATAATAATATGTATTCCATAATTCTAATTGTTTATAATCTTCAATATTGTTATAATCCTTAACCGGTTCTTTAAACTTTAGTGTGTTTTCAATAGCTTTAATATTTTCATTCCAATTATTATATTCAATTGCTAAATAAGAATCATACAATGCATAAGCATAATTGATTGTATAATATAATGTATTAAGATCATTTTCTAGGTTTTTTTTATCAATATTAAGTTGCTTATTTGTGTCGTCTTGAAGTAATTTAAGTTCATTTACTTTTATTTTAATATTACTATTAAGATCATTTAAGGTTGTTTTATATAATTCGTATTGTTTATGTTGTTTTATGCTATCTGTATAATAATTAATATTAGATTTTAATTCATTATAATCTTGAATCCATTTAAAAATTTTTTTATTTTTAATAGTATTAATAGTATATTCTATAGTATATTGATTAATAGTATTTTTATAATGATCTAAATTATGTTCAAGATAATTAAATCTTTTAATATACATTTTTAAATTAAGAATACATAAATCAATGCTATTGTTAAGAGTCGTAAGTTTATTTTCTAATTCTAATTTCTTAATAACTGAACTTTGTTTCATACATATATGACATTCTGGATTATATTCAGTTAATTTATATTCACTTAATTGTTCTATAGTAGTATTAATATTGATTTGAATATCGTAAGTTGATTTAAGACTATTTAACTTATTATATTCATCAATATATTTATTACATAATTCTAATTCTATTGTTGGTTTAATATATTCTTTTTCTAATTCTGTTAGTTGTTTTGTATATTTTTCAAATATTATGTATTTATTGGGATATTTAATTTCTAAAGATTTAAAATATTCAATAGCTTCTTCAGCTTCCTTAATAGATATAAGAGGTTTTTTAATATAATCTAAAGCATGTATTGAATTATTAAGATCATTAATTGTAATTTGAATATTTTGAATAGTTGTATTATTAATATTAATATTATTATTAATAGAATTGAGAGATTCTTGTAAAGTATTAAGATCTTTTAATTTGTTAATATTAATAGTTGTTTTATTATTTGAAGGATATTTAGAATATGTATTAACAATGTTATGAAGTGTTTCAATATTACCAAAATGTAAAGAAATTAGATCTAAAGTATTATCTATTATTGTAGTGTTATTGGGTTTGCGTGGTCTAATAGTGTTTAGTTGTATAAGTTTTTCTTCTAATTTTTTAAAATCTGTATTAATATACGGTTTAATTTGATCTAAATTATAATTATTAGTTGGTTTTGGTGTATTAAGTAATTGATTATAATCTTTAAGATTTTTGATATCAATATTATTTTGGATTGTATTTTCAAGTTTATCTAAAGGATATTTAGTATAATCAATATATTCTAAATTATTGTAAAGTGATTCTTTTGTATTAGTTAATTGTTCAATATTATCAGTAATTGAGGTGATATTAAAATCTATTTCAATTATGTTATTGTTTAATTCTAATAATTTAGAATCTATAGATTGAAACACATCTTTATAAGCATTTAAACAGTCTTTAATAAGATCTTTAAATTTAATAATAGCATTTAAATTTATATTATTATCAATATGTTTTTTAATATTTTTAGGGTCTAAATTAAGAAAACTGAAATCAAAATCTTGTGTTATCATCGAAGTTTTAAGAAAATCTTCAATTGTTCCTAAATTATCTTCAAGCCATTTTTTAGTTAATGTAAGACCTGAAATATTAATAGATTCATTAGATACAGTTGTATCATATGATTTTAAAGAATTATCATTTCTTTTAAAACTACGTTTAATTCTATAATCAATATTATCAATAGAAATAAGTATGTTTGTAGTTGCTTTGGTTGCACTAGAATTAATGAAAGAAGCTGAATATTTCTTACTAGTTCTAGAAGGCATAGATTCTCCAAAAATAGCATAACATATTATTTCGTATAATGCAGATTTACCACAACCATTAGGTGCATTAATAATAATTGATTTGTTATTAAGTTGTTGAAAATTAATTTTATTATCCATTTTATAGCATAAACAATTTTCAAAATCTAAGGTTTTAATAACGAAATTATTATTTGAAATTTTAATTTTATTATCAGTTTCTATGGCATTTTGGTAAATTGTTATTGTTTGAGCTATCTTTTCATTTTGTTTTTTATATTTGGAAGGTAAATAAAGTTTATGTGGATTATCAATATAATCAGTAATAGTTGGATCATTAAAATATAGTTTAAAATAATTAGTATCTGTAGTGTGATTAGGTGTATTTTGAATAGGTTTAGATATTGAAGTAATAAGATTTTTAAAATCTGTAATAGTTATATTGTAAGTTTTTAGGTTATTATACAACGTATCAATATTATTGTATGTTCCATCAATACGGATTGAGATATTGGTAGGAAAATTAGGGTTGTTTAGAATATCATTAATTGGTATTAGTTTATTTTTATATTTGATATTCCAAATATCATTAATATGTTTAAGAATAACAAATCCATATGGATTAAATACCGGTATATGTATAGATTTTTTAGTTTTAATATTCCAAATAAGATAACCATGATCTATTATATCTTCACCAAAGTTTTGTTGAATAAGTGATCCTGAGTAGGCATACGAACAATTTTTGTATATATTTGATTGATGTAAATGTATATCACCTAAGCAAGCAATATCAAAATCTTTTAACATTTCTAATGGATATGAATTATTAGAATCAACTTCTTGATTATGATTAAAATAAGTTTTACAAAAAGAACCGTGAAATAATGCTACTTTTGTTCTTATTTTTTTATCAAAAGTATTTGGAAAATCTGGTAGATCTTTTATAATACCCGATCCTTCTCCGGGTATTAAAGTATCTTTAACTGATATTGTAGAAATACCTATATTACCAAAAGTAATTGTAGTAGTAGTATTGAGATAATATAGATTTTCTATATTAGTTAATACTATAGAATCTAAGAGACTAGGATCATTTGGATATTGTTGTAAAAAATCGTGATTACCAGGTATAATAACAGTAGTTGCTATAGTTGTTAAGATAGTTATAAGTTGTTTAAAAAGGTTAAGACCGAAGTTTTCTACTTTATTTTTATTGTGAAATATATCGCCTGCTACTAAAATAATAGCATTATCTTGATTTATTTTATTGAATAATAAAGAGTTTTTAAGATTTTCAAAAACTGTTAAATATTCATTATATCTTGAATATGTTTCAGTTCCAGTTCGTATATGTATATCAGCTAAGTGTATAATATATTTGTATGTCAT